AGTTCTCTTTTTCAATCTCGGACTCCGCGGTCAATTTCTCCGTGTACGTCTTTTCTTTTTCCAAATCTTCCTCCTAAGAATTTCGCAACTATCGCAATCAATGGAATCCACCGATGCCACGGCTTCACAACCTTGGGAGCCGGAGACAGGGGCGGGGGAAACTGAACCTCACTCACCAGGCCCCAAGACCCCGTGCTTGCGGAGACGCTCCATCAAGGATGCTTTCAAATTCTCAAACGCTTCGTCTATATGGTGGCGCTTTAGCTTTCCAACAAACCGGGAAGGGATCGGAACGCAAAACTGCGCGATCTCGCCAGCCTTGTCGTTCCGGTTGTTGGGATTCTTTGAGAAGGGATCTCCATGCACAACTAGCGTGGCTGCCACATGAATCTGTAGCTCTGGAGCAATCTTAGAGGTGTCTAGTTTTGAACTATGGATTAGTTCCGTGGTGGGCGTTTTCATGTAACTCCGTAACTGTTAAAACAAAATGCTACGGACTGTGCTTGCAAGACGCAAGAAAAAATCCCCCCACCGCTGCGAGACAGTGGGGGGCATAGCGTCAACAGAAGGCTTCAATGGAAAGTCACTATAACTACGGCGGAAGTATTGTGCAAAATAAAAATGGACTTGCCAGCTTTGCAAAAAATACCCTACCCTCCACAAACAGCGTTACTGCGAAAAGTTAACAGTTAAACAACAGGAGTTACTGCGATGATTCAAATTATCGGCCTACGCCCATTCATAGCCAAAGACGGCAAAGAGAAAAAGAAACACGAACTATTCACAGAGATTGAGTCGGTCCCGTGGCTCTTTAAAAATCTCGATTTCGTAATAGATAGGATACCCAAGGACGAACGCTGGAACGTCTACTTCACGGCGCTTGATTGCTTGGACCCGCGCACAGTGGGGGGCCAGCTAAGGCGCTTTAAGTCGCAAGAAATCTTCCCCTTCGACATCGACGGCATCGACCAAAGCAAAAACCAACTCTATATAGACGCCTTCTTTAAGGTGACAGCGTTTGACCCCACCAAGACCGTTGTCATCTGCTCCGGCAATGGCCTTCAATTCTTCGCCCAGTTCGACCAGCCTTTCACCTCTGCCGACTACTTCGACCAAAAACGACTCCAGTACAAAGCAATCTGCGAGCGCGTAGACAAAGAGCTTGCAGAACTCAAGATCCCTGGCCGCGCCGATCCATCCGTTTGGACCCCGGCCCGCATCATGCGGCTCCCGAACACCATCAACAAGAAACCCGGCAAAGCCGACAAGCAAGCCTTCCTAATATCTGGCCAACTAGAGCCCCAAAGCATCGACTGGGGCAAATTGGCCGGGGTCGCGGAGATCGCAGAAGATGAACACGTTGCATGGGACGACACCAGAGCCCCAAAGCTCGACTCCAAAGAAATGCTCAAAGGCTGCAACTTCCTAAAAGCCACCATAGAAAACCCCATAGAAATCCGCGAACCGCATTTTTATGCAGCGTTGAGCATAATCGGACGCATGGAAAATGGCCGGCAACGGGCGCACTCGCTCCACGAAGCAATCAAAGACTCAGGAAGTGATTCCACAGTCATTGGGTACAGCTCCCAAGACGTTGAGAAGAAAGTGGACCAGGCACTTCAATCAAGCGGCCCCAGGACTTGCAAAAGCATCAACGCGATCTGGGGCAAATGCTCCAAGTGCCCAAACTTTGGCAAAATCGTCTCCCCGGTGTCTTTGAAAGGGGAGGAACACATTGCCACGGCGGGGACTGGTTTTCACTCCACCAACAAAAAAGGCGAGCTGAAACCAAGCTACAGTGATTTGCTAAAGTTCTTTGACCAAAAGCACCCGCACAAATCGCTAGATCAAAACGGGTTGCCATTTATTTTTACAGGCACACACTTTGAGGCCATATCCAAAACCGCAATCCTAAACTTTGCAGAACAGCACTTTGTGCCAAAACCCACTTCCGCGATGTGTGAAGAATTTTGTAAGAAAGTGATGCGAACAAACATTGTGCCCATCACTTTCTTTACCGATGGCATCAACGGACACATGAACTTTCTAAATGGAGTCCTAAACCTAAAAACCAAAGAGCTGCTGCCGCATGGACCGCACTGGGGCTTTAGGAACTGCTTGCCCTATGCTTATGACCCCGCAGCCAAGGCCCCGCGCTTCGAGCAATTCCTTGACGAAATCACAGATGACGACAAAGAACTGCGCGCAATCCTCGAAGAGTTCGGAGGCTACGCGCTAAGTGGTGACGAGTATTGGATTCATAAAACTCTGTTCCTTCTTGGAGATGGAGCAAACGGAAAGTCAATTTTTATTAGCTCACTCAAAGAAGTTGCTGGTCGCGGCAACTATGCAACCGTTTCACTCAAAGACTTATCTAATGAGAACAACCGCCAACTTCTAGAGGGGAAGCTATTCAATATCGCACCAGAGCTTTCAAAAGACTCCCTGCGGGACACAGAAAAATTTAAGTACCTGAGCGACGGCTCCGAGATCACCGTCAAGCTAATGTGGAACCAGCCCTATCAAATCAAGAACAGAGCAAAGATGATCTATGCCTGTAACGACATCCCGGAAACAGATGACCCGGGATTCGCCTTCATGCGCCGCTTGGTCATTGTCCCCTTTAACCGTACTTTTGAAGGCGTGGATGCAGATGATTTTATCATGGACAAACTGATCCCGGAGCTGCCGGGGATTGTGAACATATTTATCAAAGGATATGACCGGCTGCTGGCCCAAAGACGATTCACCAAATCTTCGCGCGAAGCAGAGGATAAAACTTGGTACACGCTTGAAATCAACCCGGTGAAAGAAATGCTCTCACAAACGCCCACCATCCAAGTGCATCCGTTGAATGGAAAGTGCCACTTTGCCTCAAATATTGACCTAAAACGGCAGTTCGACAACTGGGCGCTAAATACGGGCCAGCTTCGAGAACATGAACGCATGACCATGACAAAGTTCTCAAGGCTCCTGCAGAAAGCGATTCCACAGGGAAGGCTGCGGCGCGGCACAACCAAGATTGAGGGCAAAGATTTTCGAGGATATTGGGACATAAAAATAGAGGGTGGAGCAGACTATGACGCATGAGCAAACGAAGTGTCTCCGAAGTGTCGCTAAAGTGTCGCGCGACACATTTTATTTGGTATGCTGCGTTAGAAAGTCGACACATGAAGTGCCGCGAGACACTTTGTGCGCGGTGCGAAATGTCGCGTAAATTCATTAATGATTTCCATAACATGATGCGTTTAGCGACACTTAGCTACACTTTTATATATAATATTAAATATATATGGAAACAGGGGAATGACACAGCGCCCGGATACAGGTGGTGGGGTATTTGACTCCATTATACGGCTTAGAGATTCCGGGGAAAAAAGTGTCGCAAGTGTCGCGAGCTTAAAAATAACGAAAATAACAAGGAGCATAAAATGCTAAAATTACGCGCAGCAGTATTGAAAGAAATTGAAGGGTTTCCGATTTTCAAATGTGAAGAAGTGAACGAGGGGAGAATGAGGTTTTGGTGCCCGTTTTGCCGCGATTTTCACAATCACGGGAATACCCAGGAGATTGGGCATAGAACATCGCACTGTACTTCTGACTTGGGTCGGGCTGCAATGCCCAAAGGATATTTTGTTTGTCGCGGGTGACATGGCACAATGATTTAAGAATAGATAACGGGGAGTTATTAGTTATGGAAACAAAAAATGTGAAGTTCGTGGCCTTCCTGCGGATGCAGGGCATCCACTCGGATAAGGTGGAAAAGTACGCTAGGGGCAAAGCCAAGTATTGCTTCACCACAATGTCAGAGGAAACGTGGGAACAGCACAAAAAAGAGTTCGACCGTTCTCCATTCCTCACCTACGCACAAAACTTGGATTCAGTGATAGACCTGGCGTACTAGATGGCCTTGAACGATAAACAAGAAAAGTTTTGTAGAGAGTATGCAAAGCACGGCAACGCGGCCAAAGCGTATGCCACTGCATATCCAGAAGCATCGGCAAAGTCTGCTAATGCAAACGCTGGACGCATGATGGCAAATGATAATGTTTTAGAAAAGATTCGGCAGCTACGCGCAGAGGCCACGGCTGATTCAAAAATAACCAGGCAGAAGATCGCCAAAGAGCTTGCAGAGATGGGGTTTACTTCGGTTGACCTCGGCAATCTCAAGCACGGTGACAAATTAAAAGCCTTAGAGTTACTCGCAAAGATGTTGGGGTTCTTAGATGGAAGAGTCAGCGAAGACGATGATACAGGGGATGTCGAGGATTCACTTCAACGCCATGCTAGAGAGGTTATGGGCAAGCTCGTCGGCGGGAAAGTCGAGCAAGAGTGAATTTCACAAGGCCATTTATTACAGGTGCGAAACAGACTTTGAGCTTTTTTGCAGTTTGTTCTTTGGTCATTATACCAAATATGATTTCAACCGCTTTCATCGGGATTGTTTCGAGGACTACAGAACGCATCAAGTGGCGCTTAGACTTGTGGACTGTGCCCCTCGTGGTTATGCGAAATCAGCGATTAAGGCACTACTCAAACCCCTACATGACATCGCCTATGGACTTCAGAAGTACACGATTTTTATTTCAGCCACCAAAGACCAAGCTGCACAAAAACTTAAGGACATTCGGCGCGAGATACTTACTAACGATTTTTTCCTTGCTGTTTACGGAATACGGTTTCCTTCTAGGCAAGTGGGCGCAGAGACTTTTGAAGCAGTCAAAGGGGATACTAGGTGCTTACTTCAGGCTGTGGGCAAAGGGACTGAAGTTCGAGGGATACGCTATGGTGAACACCGACCAACTAAAATTATACTCGATGACGTTGAGGATTCCGAGGAAGTACATAACGAGGACATCCGAACAAAGGACCACGATTGGCTCCAAGAGGTTGTCGCCAACTTGGGATCGAATGACACGTCAATTGAGATAGTTGGGACAATCCTGCACCGGGATTCACTCTTGATGAAGCTCTCGAAGAATCCGGCCTATAGGTTTCGTGTGTATAAAGCTGTGGAGTCCTGGTCAGACCGGCAAGACCTTTGGGAAGAATGGAAGATAATTTATAACAACATTGAAGACCTGGATCGGGACTCAAAAGCCCTGGCCTTTTACCAAGCCAACGAAAAAGAGATGCTCAAGGGGACCAAGGTTCTATGGCCTGAGAAGGAGCCCTATTACCTTTTGATGAAGCAGCTAGAGGAGCGCGGGAAGCGGGCCTTTATGAAGGAAAAGCAGAACGCCCCTTTACCTTCTGATGAGGCGCTATTTGATACCGTCCACTGGTACTATGAAGACCCCAAGCGCGGGGGCGTTGTTATTGAAAAGACTGGCACTTTCGTGCCTTATGACCAAATGTATGCCTATGGTGGAATCGACCCGGCAACGGGTAAAACCAAGTCCAAAGGCAAGGCAAAGCTCGATTTTACGGCCATGGCTGGCGCTTACAAGGATCTAAAAGGCAGGATGTTTGTCCACCGGGACTACACTAAAAAGGTAAAACCGACGATCTACATAAAGCAGATTTTTGAGCTATGTGATGAAATGAAGTTTGAGAAGTTCGTGATCGAAGAAAACTTATATCGCGGCTTGTTAACTGAAAACATAGGTCGAGAACGCAAAGAACTCGAAGCGGAGCGTAAAAAAGCAGGTGTCAAGGATTGGCAGATCAAAGTACCATTTTATGAGGTAGAGAATCGCGAGAAAAAAGAGGCTAGAATCTTCACACTTGAGCCCAAGATCAACAATGGTTGGATCTTGTTTAATCGCACGTTGAGCATGGAGTTTATGAATCAGATTCAGGATTTTCCACACGGGGACCATGACGACGCCCCCGACGTTCTTGAGATGCTTTGGGGGCTTGTGACTAATCGTTACAAGCCAACTCCGATTGCATTAGATGTTATGGGGAGCAGATAAATGGCAGAGACTAGGCGCTTCGCGGGTATTTCATCACGTTCGGAGCTTCGGGCCGCAAATACTCTCGGCGTTGTAATGGCGGGCACTTCAAATAAGCAGAAATTCCGCAAGAAGGAACTAGACCTATTCGACGCTTACTATGAGGGCCGCCAATATGTGGGCCTGACCCCTTGGGAGCAATCCAACAACCCCGATTCTTCTTATGTTCCTGTGCGCGAGCGAGCCCCAAGGCTGCAATATGAGTTTGCAAAGATGCTGGCAAGCCGATTGGCTTCTAAGCTGGTGGGCTCTCGTTCTTTCCCTACGTTTAAGATCGAGGAAGACCCGGACACAGAGTCCTACTTGAGCGCGATAAAGACCGCCTCGCGTGTGAAGGCTTATCTCATTGAGCCGGTTCGTCGCATGATAGTTGCGGGGTCTTCCTTCGTGCGCTTCTACGCTGTGGAAGGCCAGTTTAAGCTCCAATGCTATTTGTCGAAGTGGTGTTATCCAGAGTTTGACGCCGCTGGGAACTTGGATTCCATCAAGATCCAGTATGTGTTTGAGGATGAGGCCGACCGAGACGACAAGGGCCGACCAAAAAAGAAATGGTACAAGCTCGAACTCACAAAGACAGCAGACATCAAATACAACTCTCCAGAGTACAATGGGGACATGGACCCCACGTTCACTGTGGAGGCCAAAGTCACTCATAACCTTGGATTCGTGCAGGGCGAGTGGCTAAAGACTTCGGAGCGCACAAATTCCATTGATGGCGAGTCACTCATTGAGCCCGTCCTAGGGTTCATTGATGAGCTAAACTATTCCCTTTCGCAATCTTCGACGGCTGTTCAGTACAACCAAGATCCCCAGCTTGCTTTGAAGGCAATGGATGAGGACGACGTTGACAAGCTGATTCGCTCCAGTGCTAAGGCATGGAATCTGGGCAAAGATGGCGAGGCCACCTTTCTAGAAGCTGGGATGACTGGAGTCGAGGCGGCAAGCGAGCTGCGCGACAAAGTGAAGATGTCCATTCAGGATGTGACCCGCATTATCATGCTGGACCCTGAGAAGATCGTAGGCAGCGCACAGTCTGGAAAGGCCATGGAAGTGCTGCATGGTCCTTTGGTGGAGTTGATTGAGGAACTCCGGCCCATGCTGGAAAAGAGCCTAACTAGCTTGATGCTCAAGATGGCGCTCACAAACATAATGATAGACCGCGCGGGCGGGCAAGCCCCGGTGCCGATCCCAGAGGGTTACGTTCCGCAATCGTTTAGCGCAACGGTCACATGGCCCGAGATTTTCCCGCCGACAATGGAGGATCTCAGGACGAAGGTTTCTATTGCTGTGCAAGTGGCCTCGGCAAACATCATCAGTCGTGAAACTGCAATGAAGTGGGTGGCTCCTGATTTCGGAGTTGAGAACATAGAAGAAGAATTGGCTAAGGTTGCAGCGCAGCCGGTTATCAATCCATTTGGGGGATTCTAAATGAGCATTAAGAAATCATATTGGCAGAAATCACGCGAGAGGAACAACAAAATTAAAGCCGACTTCGACCATGCGGGCGTTAGTAGTGCTGCGAGGATGCAAGTAGGGGGCGGGTTTCTTGTTGGGGGGTCTGTTTTATTAAATCGTAGGGTTGCTAGGGGTAGATTTAAGACAAGCAAACTTGGTCTAGGCGTAAAAGCGGGTGGAGTTGGGCTTGCTGTTTATGGCGCGGTGAAAGGATACCAAGCGTATAATAGGCTGAAGTCAGAGGGAGCGCAGGGCTCCTATTCACCTACTTTGGGTGCAGTTGTAAATCCCATACTTGGACTCTATGTTGGGGCTGTTGCGGGAATAGGTGGGATACTTGCAGCAAACAAATTGGGTAAGGCAATGAAGGCAGCAAGAGCCGCCCGAAATATGGCCACCGCCTCTAAGTTAAAAAACATTCGCATCAAAGCGCCACAAGCACAGGCCGAGGTTATGACCACTGGAAAAACTATTTGGCGCAGGATTCGCGGGCGTATCGTGCCCATTAAGATTAAAGATGTGGGGACTATGCGATGAAATTTCCTAAAGTACGCATGGGCATAATCGCGGGGGCCACAATCGCGGGCGCGGGTGGTGGGTTCGTAAGTGGCCAGCCTGGGCACCGGATGGACTACGCCAAAGAGGGGGCTCTAGCTGGTGCAGGGATTGGCACAGGCGTTGTGCTTGCTCCTAGGCTTGCTAAGTGGGGAGCCAAGAAGACTGCGACTATTGCTAGGGCCAGCGCAAAGCGCGGCTATGAGTCTGGGAAGGTAATGTTTCGCAGGATTCGCGGGAGAATAATTCCCATTAGGACGAAATGAGTCAGGACAAGGCCATTCGATTTATTAGGGTTCACGGTAGGGTCATCCCGATAAGGATGAACAAGGCAACGTCCCGTCCCACGACCAAGAAGACAGAGCCCAAGGGATCACTCCCCAAAGCGGCATCTTTTTTGGGTGCGGGGGCTCTAAGCTCCATTGGCGGCGGGTACGCGGCGGGCAAGTATTACAAGAAGGCCACGTTAAATAACGCCAAATCTAAGTTGGCTAACCAATACTCTCAGCACGTTTTTAGAAAAGTCATGGGTGGCGAGAAAATGGGTGTTTTGGGGCTTAATATGCTCCGCAAAGCAGCCCAAAAAGAAGCAGCCGCAGCAAAGAGTTTGAAGCGTTCTAAACTGGTCTTTAAGATCGGGACCGGCCTTCTTGGTGGTTTGCTAATTGGCCAAGGACTCTCTGAGCTATTGAAGCGATCGGAGCGCCGGAAGCTAACTGACACAGAAGAGACAGTTACTCATGCGGCGGGGGTTGCATCTGTATTCCTAGGCAACTTGGCTTTCCGCAAAGCAGCCGGAAGCAAGTGGATGCACTTGCTCCGAAGGATTCCGTAATGTTCGCCCCCGGCAGCTCAAACAAAAATAAGTACATAGTCGAGAACAAGGACTTTAAGGGGATCAGTTTTAAGAAGCGCAGCGGGCGCTTGGTGCTGTACTCAGGATCAAAAGAGGTCGGAGGCTCCAACATGGTAGTCTCGCGCCTCTCAGAGATGGAGAACGAGGTTAAACAAGCATCAGCCGGATCGCGTGGGGTGGCCCGTGACCATGAGGGCTATGCTTTGGGTGGATACGGGACCAAAAGCACGTTTCCCGATTACTTCAGGGAAGAGGGCTTTAAGACCAAGAAAGACTTCCTTCATGTTTTGAACCAGCGCAAAGGGGTTGGGTTCGAGTTGCTTGCAAAGCGGGCAATCAAGGATCTGTCCCACGGCTATGAGTACCAAGGCCGCGAGGTAGGGGCGAATCAGAATTTCAGGATACGAACAAGGCAGGATTTCAATAACAAAGGGGTTATTTTCCGCAGGATTCATGGGCGTATTGTTCCCATGCGCGTGAGCAATAAGCGAAAAGAAGATGTGGTTCCCTTTTGAGAGCGGGGAAGCTTGGCAGAATCCTTTTTCGCAAGATTGGTGGGAGAATTGTTCCCATCAGGATTAAGAATGTTTCTGACCCGATTGCCGGGGCTTCCAGTTATGCAAATAGGTTTAGAAAAATAACAGCCAATGTGAAGGGCCAACAAGTTGCTGCGCTTACGCTGTCTTTACCTAAAAAAGGTAAGACCGCAACTCTTGTAGATGTTCGAGTGGAGAAAGAATTTAGGCGCAAGGGGATCTCCAAGAACTTGTTTGCTCGGGCAAAGCAGTTTTTAGAGAGGGCCAATTTTAAGTTTATCCGATCTAATGAACTTCTAAGTCCGGCGCAAGTTAAGATTCGGAATAAGATTGGTGGAACATACAAAGCCGGAGCTAAGAGGAAGAGTAGAACAAAATATTTTGCGGATCAGTTTGGGCCCTATGGAGAGCAGACTAAAAGGGTTTCCAGACAAGATGCTATTGAGATAATAAAGCAAAATAAAACGCCAGCCTCAAAAGGTAGGCAAGTGACTGCAACTACGATGCTTAATAAGCTACCAAAGAAGTACCGCAAATGAGTGAGTTCTTTGAAGATCCCACAGTTCAGGATTTGATCGAGAACAACATTGCTCAAGTTGAATCATTAGAGACGAAGCAGCAAAAGAAGCTCTTGCGGGTCTTCCGCAATGTGCGCCAAAAGCTACAAGACCGGCTTCTCACGATCCCAGACGGTACATTCTCAGAGCAGCAACTCAATGTAACCCTGATTCAAGTCACGGCTGCAATCGAGGCAATCAAGAAGAAGCTCAAAGGCGAGATGGTTTCAAGTTCTGAGATCATGGCCATTCGTG